TACAACCCGATATGCGTCAAGATAGACTGCTCGGCTCATACTGCCACAGAGACCATCGTTATAAGGGAATATTACGACGTAGCACCAGGCGGAGCCGGGTTGCTACTGGCTGACACACTGACCTTCATTGGGGTAATAGCCCCGGTGATTATTACCATAGACCTAGACCCGAATAGATATGGGGTCGCTGTTACTATTGAAAAAACAGGAGGCACCAACCGGGCTTACCCCTGGGAAGTGCTCTATGAGATATAATGAGTTTATTAGAATTGTTACATATAATAATCACAGGGACAGGACTCGCAGTAGTTATTCTCCTAATAATTATGTGGAGAGATAGGTAATGGCTAGAACTTTCTATGATAGCTTAGGACTCAATGAGGATATTCAGTTAGACCTCTCTATGCTGGAAGCCACTGGTTCTTATCTGCATGACGAGTCCAGAAATCACTCCATGGCTACGATGCACTCCGCTATCGCTACGCCCTTATGGTTACAAACACCGTCAGGACGCTTTGGGATTGACCTTAACCGGATTATTCCACTGCTTGATATGAGGCAGTATTATGATATACCCGCCGCCGATTGCGCTAACCTCGACTTTACTACCACCGATTATAGTTTAGCGGTGTGGTTTTACTGGTCGGACTCAGGAGAGACTTCTCAGGTGGTAATGGGCAAGTACGTTGTCAGCGACAGGGGCTGGGAAGTTTATCTGTCTGAGATTGGCGCGCTTCGGTATTTAACAGTACGCCATCATCACGCAGCCGGGGCTTCTCTAAGGACGGCATCATATTCTCTTAACTGGGCTTACAGTGAATGGCATCTATTCTCATATTCTAAGATAGGCACTACTGGCTACCATTACCGAGACGGAGAGCCGATCGTTACCGTCTCAGATACGCTGATAGACCCTGAGTCCACCATTGGAGACGACTTTAGAATAGGTTGTCGTTTCACCGAAGATGCCAACTGGTTTAAGGCTAAGTTCCACCGACCGAGGGCATGGTCAAAGGGTTTGACAGCAGACCAACACAGACTACTTTATAGGTTGGGGTATCCATAAATGATAGATGAGATTGGTAGAATAGTCGAATTGGTTGACGGTGGCCGTCACCTGCCTAAGTTTACCGGAGATATCCGGTATGCCGATGCTGGTATTGCGGTTAGTGGTAATGGCTTAGACCCACATCGTGCTTTTTTGACTATCGGGGAGGCCATTACAGCGTCAGCAGCCGGTGATAGAATCATTGTCAAGACAGGCGTATATGACGAAGATGGCCTTGACATGACCCTTGACGGCATGGAATTGTGTTGCGAAATTGGAGTCAGGATATCAAACTCAGCTGGAGGCGGTGGCACTTGCTTGACTATCTCCGGAGATACCTGTTCAGTTACTGGATTAGTAGTACAGCAGGCGGGTCAAATAGGGTTTGATATCAACGGAAATGGGTGCAGTTTTTCAGACTGCATAGCGACTGATTGTACGATATCCTACGACATAGACGGTATTAGATGCACGTTTGTCAGATGCAGAGACCAGAATGGCACGGTTACCGGTTTCGATATAGCTACTCAAGAGAATACACTTTATCTTTGTAATTCAATCGGCACTGGAGGGGCCAGCAGAGGATTCTACTTATCTGCTGCCACAGCTTGCAGGAATATGTTGTACCAGTGTCTTTCAGCGGGTAACGGTACGTCTGGTTATGAAACGGCAACCGGAGCGGATGGGAACGCTATTGTATGGTGTATATCAGGGGTTAACGATGGTCCTCCTGTTGATGCTGGAGTTGATAATGTAATCGGAGTAGAAACAGGCGACGCTATCACCCAGCACGAAAATATTACACCCAACCCGGACGGAGAAGGCGGAGCAGGGAATCCTATTGTTGTGACCAGCCAGATAAACGACGAAACCGGCGCCGATAACAATATGAATTACTACGGAGACTCCAAGATACTGATAGGCCCCGGAGTCAATACTAATATGTGGTTTCTTAATGGAGTCAACTTGTTTGCGGTTACTGCTAACGACGACCAGAGATTCCATACTTATAGGGTGGTTTACTTAGTATCTGCAACCCGTAACGCGGGCAATGCCTGGGATGCAGCGGCGACAGTATTGACCGTTCAGGACGCCACCGAGGCCGCACAATTTAAAGTCAATGATATGGTATGGATAAGGGCGCCAGGATATCACCCGGACGGTGAAGTAGTTAAAGTCACAAATGTCACAGGGGCAGTTATCACCATTGCCAGGAATGTTGAGAACTCAGGGCGAACGGGGCTGCATTGGAATTACACCACTAACGACCCCGGCAATGAAATTATGTATCTTTGTGAGAGAAGTACAGTCGCAAAGTATTCAGAAACCAAGTTTGATTTCGGTGCTGGTAGTGCTAAAGACTTCTACGGATACAGATGGAATACAAGAAGAATGGATGCCAATGACGGTCTTATCACAAGGATGATAAACGGCACTGACAACGCGATCACAAGTTGCGGAGTTGCAGTGGTTTGGAGTGGGTAGGAGATTTGATGGCTTTTAGCTATCTGAGGGTAGGAACATGGAGGAATACTACAATAAGGATAATAGTGCGATTCGGGAGACAGATGTTCTACTGGTGGGTAGCGTGGGGGCCACGCCACATCAGGGCAGAGATATGCAGGGAGGTTATTAAATGAGCACATTCACGTATGACGTAAGCAATAACACAGGCAAGCTACGATTGGCTATAGCAGATATTGACCTGACCACCACGACCGGAGTAAGGTCAACCTGGACTACCCTCTTCACTGACGAGGAACTGGCCATATTCCTGAGCGACGCCAGCAGCGATATATCAATGGCCGCATCCTACGCACTGTTCTCAATAGCCGCCTCCAGGTCATTACTGGCCAAGGTCAAGAGACTAGGCGATTTCTCCGAGGACCTGTCCAAGATAGCAGACTCCCTCCGTGCCCAGTCTAAAGCCTACGCCGAGCAATCGGTGAACATCCCTGCAGGCATGGCTGCTGAGGTAGCGAATACTGATTTTACGGCTCGTGATATAATATATAATAATGAGTTGAGAGGCTGATATGGGTAGCTTGGTAACCGGGGACACCAGCAATATGGTTGACGATAAGACCTTCGAGAGTCTGCTGATAGAGATCTTCACCCCTCAGACCTACACAGAGACCTCTGACAGTCAAGGAGGTTTCACCAAAGCATGGGCGGACGGGACAACCTTTGAAGGGCGACTCAGTCGCCTCACGGCGGACGAGAAATTACTTCTGGATAAGGAAACGGAGATTGCCACACACAAGGTCTACTGCCTGACAACTGTAGACGTGGACCCGGAGGACCGCATTGTACTGGGCAGCCGGACTTTCCTCGTTACCGGCGTGCAGAGACCATCGAACCTGACAACGGACGGACATCTGGAGATATCGGTCAAGGAGATAGATGCCGAATTATAAATGGTACGGTGCCAAGGCCAAGAAGAAGATTGAGAGCGTAGTGTTTAGCGGGATACGCGACCTAGCGGTCGAGACTGTCAAGCGGGCCAAGGAGAACGCGAGCCAGCCGAAGGGAAGCGAACTCCATCCGCAGCGCCAGACGGGTACTCTAGTGAGGTCAATAACCTTTGATATCGTCAAGGAGGCCAACGACATTATTGCCAAGGTCGGGATAATCAAGGGGATCAGCGAAGGCGACGAGGCATTGGAATACGCGGCCGACGTTGAATTCGGGACGGACACGCATCCTCCCTACCCGTATCTATACCCAGCCGCTGCTGAAGTAACGAGAAGGGTCAAGGAATATATCAAATGATAAACGTAACGGCGACCGCAATATTTAACAAGCTAAAGGCCAACGCCACGCTGATGACCTCCCTCGGAGGAGTCGCAGGGAATGGCTACAAGCTCTACCATGTTATAGCACCGCAGACTGCGGTCTTGCCTTATATCACGTACGGCCTGCTGACAGACTATCCTATGGGTGACTTCGATAGCCAGGTAACCATCGAGGACTCGACATGGTGGATTAACGTGTTCTCGAAGACCGGCTCAAAGGACGCTGGAACTATATCAAAGAACATGCACAGCGTGCTCGACAACGCCAGCCTGACCGTCACCGGATACAAAGCACTGGACTGCGAGCGGGAATTTATCGGCACGGTATTATACAACATAGAGACGGAGGTCTACCAGGTGCCGCATCGATACAGAATACGCATCAATAAGACATAGGGAGGTCTGATATGAGCACCAAATTTGTAGGCACTGCAGGACAGGTCCAGGTCCCATCGGTCACCGAGATAGTCGGCATGAAGTCCTGGACTATCGACCTGGTATTTGAAGTCGGGGAGACCACTTCATTTGACGACGTGGGTGTGGGAGCATTTCTGCCAACGGTCAATCACTGGAGCGGGACGTTCGAGGGATACAAGAACGCCGCGCCTATTACCATCGGCACGGTAACGACCATCACACTGGAGGAGACCCAGACGGCGAACCAGGACTGGGAAGGGCCGGTGATCATAACTGGGCTACATGCGATAACAGCGCACGACGGAATAGTCACCTACTCCTACGACTTCCAGGGAACGGGCGCACTGGTCGAACCGGTAGCATAAAATAAAACCACGGGAGGTTTAACATGGCTAGTACGAAATACGCAGGAAACGCAGGAGCAGCCGAAGTCCCCACCGGCAGCGCTATTGCAGGAATCAAGTCGTGGACCATCGACCTCGTCTACGAGGTGGGCGAGACCACATCCTTTGATGATGTGGGGGTCGGTGCTTTTCTACCGACGGTGAGCCACTGGTCCGGAACCTTTGAAGGATATAAAACGGGAGTACCGCTGACAATCGGGGCGGTTACTACCATCACCCTGGAAGAGACTGCTACAGCGACGCAGCAGTTTGTCGGAGCCTGTATTATAACCGGACTGCACGCCAGCGCGGGGCATGATGGGATTGTAACTTACAGCTACGACTTCCAAGGAACCGCAGCACTAACCATACCGACAGCATAAGCGCAGAAAGGAGGATGGCATGCGACTAACTGGAGAGATTGGTAAGATTGTACAGGACGGAAAGCAGGTGGGGGGCATCAGGGGATGGACGGTATTCGTCCAGACCAAGCCTCCCATCTACAGCTACGTGGTGGCCGCAGGATACTGGATGACGGAGAAGATAGCCAGCAAGGTGGTAACGGTCGAATTCTACTCCCAGGAGAATGGGGCGATGAATCTGGTATGCGATAAGGAAGGCACGCTGGAACTCCCCGAGGAGTACGTACTCGACAAGCTGATACTCGAGACCCTTAAAATCACCTTCAAAGATAACTTCGACTGGAGGAAGATATGAAGGGGTTGGAGGAGGCCATCATCTATACCCTGAGAAAGACCACGCTGACCCGGGACGATATCGGCAAGCTCACACTGCGGCAGTTTGTTGATACTCACCAGTTGGTAGTGGCGCAGGAGGGCAAGGACGACTACCTGCAAACATACCACGTCGCAACTCTCGTCGCTGCCATAGCTAACACCGTGCCGAGGAGGTCGGGCCGCACTTACAAGGCGGAGGATTTCCTCGCAGCGCAGGGCGACACAGCCCCATCCGGCTACGAGTTTATAGGGAAGGACGAGCTTGATAAATACGATATCAAGCTGCCATCAGGATAAGGAGGATATATGAGTGTACTGGACAGCAATAACGGCAAGGAAATAAAGCTAGGGGACGGCAAAAAGTATATGATAGCTCCGGCCACACTCCACACTATGGCCATATTAGAGCAAGGCTTTGAGTGCGATATCGACGTGCTGCGAGATAAGATAGTGGAGAGGTCGGCTACAGGGATGGAGAAACTCCTCTGGCTGTTACTGAAAGAGAACTACCCGGACATGACACAGGAGGAAGCTGGGAGACTGGTCAAGGCCGACCAGGTGAGAGAACTGATAAAAGAGCTATCGGATATACTCGAAGGCCTGATGGCGTAGGAGATAATCATGCCGAACGTGATAGGTGAATTTGTAGCCAAGATAGGCGCCAGCACCGGGGGCTTCAACAAGGGGGTCACGACTGCCGAGTCTAAGATGGGCAAGTTTACCAAGTCCTTTGCGAAGCATCGGAAGGCGATAATGATAGGCGGAGCCGCGATGGGTGCCGCAATAGTCGCAGGGATGGCGGACGCAGTCAAGGCTTTCACCAAGGCCGGCGACGAGGTCCAGAAGATGTCGCTGCGGACCGGATTTGCTACCGACACGCTATCCGAGTTTAAGCATGCCGCTGAGATATCCGGAACCAGTTTGAACAGTCTAGAGAAGGCCGTCAAGCGGATGCAGATGCAGGTACTGGATGCCAACCGCGGGTTAAAGGAATCCATTGACAACTTCAAGGATATGGGCATCTCCCTTGACGACTTAAAAGACCAGTCACCCGAGGAGCAATTCAAGATAATGACAGAAGCCCTGGCCGGGGTAGAGGACGAGTCCATGCGGGCGGCTCTGGCCTCCAAGGTGTTCGGTCGTGCCGGCACCGAGTTACTTCCCATGCTGGCTAACGGAGCCGAGGGACTGGCTAATCTAAGGCAAGAGGCTCACGACCTGGGGATAGTGTTCGACCAAGAGGCAGCGAACAAGGCGGCTTCTTTCACAGACACGATGCACCGGATGAAGGAAGCAACCGACGGCTTGAAGTTCACACTGGCCGACGAACTGCTGCCGGTATTCGAACCGATCGTGATGGGGTTTACTAAGCTCATCACCAAGGTCGGCGAGTTTGGTAAAGAGTCCAAGGTACTGGGGATGCTACTCCGGACCATCTTCGGCGGGGCCAATGCCATGTACGAAAGGATACAGGAGAATAATATCAGTCTGTCCGAGGAGGCTATCAAGTTCAATAAGGGCGAGGAGAATAGCTATAAGGAATTACTCACCGAGCAGATACGTCTCGTCAAAACGTATAAGGACTACGGCGAGGTAAAGGTAGAGGACGTCCAGGCAACGAAAGACTGGATCGCTCAGGCGGAGGCTTCTATTCTTGCAATGGACGCGAGCACGGAGGCTATCGAACAACAGAAGCTAAATATGGAGAGCTACACCAATGCGATAGAGGCAAACAAGAAGGCAATCTTTGATGCTGAGGTGGCCGCGCGCAAGGCGGCCGAGGAAGGCAAGGCAGCGTGGACCGAGCGCATGAACCAGATCATGGAAGAGATAAACAAGCAGAACGAACTCAACCGGGCTCGAACTGGTAGCGCCAGTATAAACAACGCGATGCAAAGCATAGGGGGGATCAACCCGGCGGTCGCTACTGGTGGCAACACGGTCATCCAGAACATCCAGGGGAGCGTATTGACCGAGCGCGAGTTGGGTAATATCGCGCAGAAGGGTCTCCTCGAGCTTGACAGATTCAACTACGATACCGGGATACA